GCCGCTCGTGGACGGCGGCTTGATGGATGCGCCCCATGGATACATTAGGTCGACATCCTTTCGGTCGTGATCCGAAGAGAATATTGCATCGGCGTCGCCCCGGTAGAGGCGTACGTCGTTGAGTATGTGATCGGACTGGCGTTGTCGATGTACACCATCAGACTATCCGACTGGAACGTGGTGATACTGTTGCCCGTGATGGCAGCGAACGAGGTGCTCATGCTGGCCGTATCGGTCCACGCGAAAGAAACCGTCAGGCTGGACGAAGTGGTCGCAGCCTGCGTGATACGAGTATAATACGTCACCCGATACAAACCAGCCGACACGGACCCAAGGTCTAGCGCCGTCGCGCCAATGCTCGCCGCCTGACCCGTTAATGACGTGGTGGCTAGTACCGTCGCGGCCGCGGCAACCTGATCGTTCAGGTTCACGAAGAACTTATTCCACGCGAGCGTGACTAATGAATCCTGCGGGTCCCTCTCGCGCTCACCATACTTGGTCCGCTTCGGATTAGAGATCGGGTCAAAGAGCGGAATCGGCGCGGACGGGGCAAGAGCCAACTAGCGCCCCCTCTGCACTGCGGCCTGATTTCGGAACGCCCAACGCTGACTCTCCGGCGCCTGCGGCGTCATCAGGTAGGCGTTGGTCACGCGCCACGGAACCGGGTCCGTCATCATCACCTTGAACACACGTTGTCGGGCGGCACCGTTACGGGTCCAGCGCACACGCCTCGTGTACTTCCCCGCCTTTCCCGCCTTGACCCACCTTTCGGGCCCATAAGTCTTCCCGCCGTCCTTGCTGATTTGAAGCATGACCTCGGGATCGCTACCTTGTCCGGTTTGCGTTCCAAGCCCCGTCTCCATGTCGATCTCGAAGCTGGCGACAAAAAGGCGCTCGTTTTCGTGCTCAAGGATGGGGGACACGCGCCAGCGACGGATAGGGCGACCCCCGACGTCGAGGCCATTGTCGGACGACAGGGTGTACACGACGGGGCCGGAACGGTCGAGGATGCGATGCTTGCCGAACGCGAACGCATGGAACAGGGGGCGCCATGCCCCCGCCGTTGATGTCTCGCTGATCCACGTTTCACGCTCATGCCATAGGTCCGTTTTTGCGTCAAAGCACCAAGTGGCATCCGCGGTGGGGAACGTGAGGACATAGAACGAATGCCCAAGGTCGTCGTAGGAGTCCCCAATGGCGTCACTTACCAAACCATACCCATTGATCGCGTTGGCGACGGGGAACGTGGATATGACCTCGGGGGTGAACCCCGCCGTGCGCCACACCTGCCCGTCCCCCTGATCGGTGGAGCCAAGCCACATGACGGATTGCCCGACAACCTTCGGCGAGAACCCCGCCGCGGTACCCGCCTGTAGCGTGCCCGACGGATGGAGCGAGAACGGCACGGGAAAGTTTCCGCTGTTATAGTAAACGCTCGACGTCTCTGTACCGAACAAGTAGATGTAGCGGTTAAACACGCGCATACCGATCCATCGGTCCGGCATCTCGGACCGCTGAAACAGCACCACCCCCGTCTGCCATGTTGCTCCATCGAGTAGATCGGAGATATAGACCGTGGACGTGGCGGCATCCAGGGCAAGGAAGCGTCCGTCCAGCATGTCCCCCATTGTCGCCTTGTCCGCAAGCGCCGAGATTGACGTAAACGTGTTGGTGGACAGAGTGAATAGATACCCATTCCCGCCGGACGTGATGAACAACTGCCCGCCGCCATCACCGTTGGACGAGATCGTTGCGGGGTTGCCATCTACGGCAACATCGCCATAGTCCGTAATCGTTCCGTCTATGTCGATCTCGACGAAGTCCTTGCCGATGACGGCGAACTCTCGTCCGTTGATGTAGAAATGGGCTCGCCCCGATGCCGCCGCCGTGTGGGTCGCAAGGGTGGATACGCCCGGCGTTGGATATAGCGCGGCGCGAGACGACGCGCCATCCGACTCCATCTTTTCCACGTACCAGTTGACGAGCCGCTCCGGACTCGCCCTGTTCGACTGCGATGGATACGCGGCACCAACGAACGCCTGATATTCCAAGCTATGGGCCCGTGTCGATACTGTACGCGCCAGACCCGTGGAAAATCATAGCGGCATCCACGAGAAGGTCGCGCATCCGACTGTTGCCACGCTTGATGAGTTCGACCCCGCGCGCCGCCTGATCGTGAAGCTCCTTCGGCACGGATCGTCCAAACGCGGGCGCGAGACGGACAGCTAGGTTGGTGGAGAGCGCCTCCTCGTATCCGGGCGGGAGCGTGAACGTCGTCGTCAGCGCCGCATACGACGTTAGCGCTGTCGGGGCATAGATGACCCCGGAGAGCGTGGTGGACGTGGGCACCGGCCATAGTTCGATTGCGCCGTTAGCGAACGTGGGGTTGTAGTACCACGAGGTCGGATACGTGCCGGTTTGTGCCTTCTGACTGATCCGAGCGTAGTCCTCAACGGTCAATGGGTGGAGTGGCAGCTCGATGTCGGGGTCAGCGCTGGTGTCGATGTACCCCACGGAGTCGATGAACACGGGACGGACGATAGCAATATCTCCGGTCGCACCGAGCGTGTACGATCCGTCGGATGCCGTGATGGTCCACGTGGTCCGCGTAGTGTGATAGATCGTAAGCCTCTCCGCAGCCCATGTGTCGATCATGCGGTTGAGGCGGGCGAGTCCTAGCGCGGAATCCTCCGAGTCGGGAGTCTCCCCGGACGAGATTACGCCAAGATCCTGAAGGGCTGGCGTGACGATTGCGCCTTGGACTGTTGCCATTTATCCCGCCTTTTTGTGGAGCCCGCAGGTTTTGAACCCCTCGCGAGCCCGACGGGAACAGCGGGGGCCCTTCGCGGTCGCACCGACACACTGAGGCGAGCCGGGGGCTCCGGCGGGACGAAGGCGTGCGTGGGCATCGCAGTAGTCGTACTCTTTTGGCGTCTTCCCCTCACACGGGGGCTCGCCATAGACACCCTTGCACCGCTTGCCGGGGACAGTGTCGCTGTTGGCGACCGACACGCGCTTGACTACCGGCGACTCGGGGATCTCGGGAAGGTGCTTTCCGTCTGCCGCGGCCTCGGCCCTTGCCACCTCCAACTTCGCCGCATCGCTGATGTTCCTGTCGTCGTACGCCCTCTCCGCTGCGGCCCGTGCGATGGAGTCCTCGCGCGCCATGGCGGCATCGACAGCATCCTGGGGAGACTTTCGATACCCGCTCTCGAACGCCCGCTGAAGCTCCTGCTCGTCGTTCACGATCGTTTGACAAGACTTCGTGAACTCCTCCGCCGCCATGGATGCGAACCGGTGCTCCTCGGGATCCTTGATCTGGTAGGGGTGCGGGGACTGCGCCATGCACTGAATCTTGCTGTTCGGTCCGAACGGAAGGGCGCGATACAGCATGAGCGGAAACTCACGGAACTGGTATGGACGACCCGGACCACGCACACCCGTGTGCTGGTTTGGAAACATCTCCCACTTCGCCATCTCCTTCGAGTACCCGGATGCGGGGTTGGCTAGAACGCCACCCTGCACGTCGTTGTCGTCTGACATCCTCTATCTCCTTATGCTGGAAAACCCTCGCCCAATCGGGACGGGGGTGCACGCGCTCTTCCTCTTCAATTTCCATGGCTATGTGCGCCGGAGGCTTCGCCTTGGTGAACGTTTCTCCGGGCTTCAATACCCTGATCGTCTCGTGCGGCTTGAACCGCTTCTCCTGATACTCCTCTATCAATACGCCCCTTTCGTCGTGCGACTCGTACCCGTACAACGCCGCGGGTTCGCGTAGCAACGAACACGCCTCGGGCAGAACGATGCGCACCCCTCGTCCCGCAGCGAAACCGATCCAGAACTCGGCTCCCCCACGCTGGATCGCATACTCTCCACGCGACGCATAACTGATGCCGAACATGCCAATGGTGGTGTAGCCCTCAGCGAGCGCCAATGCTGTCATCCACGCTACCTGATTCGGGAAGTAACGACGATTGTCCGCGACGTTGAACTCTTGAAGGATGCGCTCCCGCGGATACCGGATACTCGCTGGTACCTCCGGGTAACGCTCCTGCATGTAGACCGGCACGGTATTGCGCTTCAGCCAAAGTGGATAGTGCGCACCCTTTTTTCCGCCACGGGACCAACGCTCCTTGATGTGCAGATCGAAGTACGCATCCAACTCCCTTTCGTAGAAGCCACGCGAAGAGGCGTGACCCCACAGCGTCCACGATGGGTCGCCCCATGGTGCAGCAGCCAGGGATGATCTATGGCTGCCAACGAACCCAACCTTGTCGGTTTTGCGAGAAACGACCCGAGGGGGAAGCGAATCCCCCCCGGGCTTTACGATGACGGCCACTAAGAGCCCATCCCTTACGAGGAGGTCGGGTCCAGAGTGAAGTCATGGATACCGGTCGCGTACGGGTAGTGCAGCCAAACGGGGACCGACACGCCCGCGAACGACGCGGCCGACGTGGTTGCGGACGACGCCGCACCTACGCAGTACATGCCATAGATGAGCGCCGCTTCGACCGTGGTGCCCGCGATAGTGGCCATCCCTGCGGCAGGACTGGACACCGACGTGGCACCAACAACCACCTGTGTGCTGGTGGCCGCGCTATCACCCGAGGCGTTCTGTGCCGCAGCGTGATAGCCGTAGATTTGCAACCAACCGAATTCGGTGGAGTCGATCTGCTCGACAGCGACACCGATAGAACCACGGAGGGAGTCCGTGTGGACGGCTGCGGTGAAGTTCCCGTCAAGGCTGATCGCGCAAGTAACGCCAGTGTAGATTTGGGCACTTGCCTCAACCATGACGTACTCGTTACCGTCATCGTCGGTCGCCTTCGCGCCCGGGATGAGGTACTGCGGGAACGTACCCGAGTCTCCAAAGAGCCCCTTAGCATTGCTATAAAGACTCTTGAACACATCGGGCGCACCGTGATACAACTTCGCACCGGACGGGTGGGACTTGGTGCGCGTACCGTCATAGCCACGCACGACGCCGATGGGGTTGGCGAGAGTGCTCGCGGTGTCAGACACCTTGATAACTTCGCCCCTGATGTAAATCAGTCTGCCGTTAGCCAATCCGGTTGTGGACGCAACATAGATTTCCGCGTCGGAATCGTTCAGTGCTGCGCTGAGGGTGGTACGAGTAAGACCGGTAGGAGATGCCATTGCCTACCTCCTAACCAACCACTCGGCAGGCGAGACGCGCCTGGAGAGTAGCTGAGCCGAACAGAATATCGAGCCTATTCTGGTTCTGGTCCGTCGCGATGTCGAACTGTTCGACAAAGCGAATGGAGATACCCATTTGCTTGGAGTTCACGCGCGTGGCGCGAGCCCCACCGTTGGGCATCACGAGGTCTGCCATAACGAACGCTGCGAAGTCCTTATGGAAGAGGAGCGATTGCGGGGAGGTCGTCGGCGCCAACGTGGAACCGGCGGTCATGTTCCAGATGGTAAGAACGGCGTTGTTCGCCGGGCTTGCCGTAACGGTCTGGAGCGGACCCGAAGTGATGATGCTCGGGGAGATCGAGAACGTGATCGACGCGCCGGCGGTCGGTGTCGCCGTGACAACGAACTGCTGGAGACGACCAGTGTCGACCTTCGAGAGCGGGTTGACCTGGTTCACGCCGGCAAGAGTGAAGATGTCACCCTTGACCGGAGCCGCACCGGCATCCCACCCATCCGTGATGAGGCTTGAGCCGGTCTGGCCCGCACCATTCACAAGTGGGGTGTTGTTGCCCGAATCCAGATCTCCGGACGTGAAGCGAGGGACGTTATTGTCCCGATACCAATCATCAACGCCCAACTGGTTACGGGCAAACTGCCCCGTCCTGTTGTTCTCGCTGATAGCGGGTCCGGGGTGGAACAACGCCTGCTGCGCGTTCGACAACGTGGCGCAAGCGAGCGGATCCAGAACCGCACAGCGACCGTTCTCCATCGATGCGCCGTCGTCCAGTTTCACGCCAGCCTGAAGCCACAGGAGTGCGGTGGCGGGGGTCGTACCGAGCACGCCGACGGAGTTGTAGATGTCCTTGTAGACATCCTCCATCGCGACACTATCGGCACTGTTCGCCAGCGTCTCCGCTGCGGGCTGAATGTAGCGAGTCTTGATCTCATCGAGATCCGTCGTCGCCTGCGAACTCGACCAGCCGAAATCGACGCCCTTCTGATGATTCAGAACGATGTCAACGGTTTCGTCGAGCAGGTTTTGCTGTGAGTACGCCTGTCCATCGCGAACTTCCCACTTCTGCGGGAGCCGGGCCTTGACCGTATTACCGACCTTGGCCCCACCCTGCGAGTACTGCGAATCGTAGCTACGATTGAAGTTACTCGCACCCTTGAGGTTGTTGCTGAAGTACCGGGCGACCTCACGTGTCACGTAGGTAGACGTGACAATCGTATTGGCCATGTGGAACTCCTAGATGCTTACGGCATCCAGACTATCCGAGACGGGCGCGACGCTTTTTGAGTTCCCGCTCGTTCTCACGGCGGACATGCTCCTCGAAACTGATCTCATCATTGATGGAAACGTCATCGTCTCGGACAGACGGCGATCCCGTCACTGGCTTGACGGGCGGATTCGCCTTTGGTTCGTAGCGAGGGACTGATGGTGCCGGGTTGCCAGCAGTTGCAGCAGTCAGAGCCTCTATTCCACCAAGTATCCGGTAGACCGCATCCGGACTTGCGGCGCTGGAGATCCGCCGATATGTGTCGAGATTTTCAGACAAATGCTTGAGAATGGTCGGTCCTTTCGGTCCCGCGGCGATGATTTCGTCCGCAAGAACATTGAGGGGACCAATTTCATTTTGCGGTAACGATTCTACACTACCGTCTGGCCGAACAATAAATGACGGCTGAATGGTTGTGATCTCGGGGGGGAGTGATCTGAGGAACTGTTCGCCGCCGGCCTTCTCGATTCCGTCGTGAAACGCCCCCAACGCACCGTGAACCTTTTCCGCGAACTCCTGTTTCTGCTGATGCTGCTGCGCCCCACTCAGCATCCGCTGCATGGCCACGAGGGCGCTATGCTCGCTTTGGGCGCGAACGTAATCGGAGTAGTCCTGGAAATCCGCCTCTTTCGGCGGCGGGGGTAATCCATCGGAGCCCGCCGTATCGGTCGCTGGGGGTTGCGCCCGCTGGGCGGGAGTCATTGAGGCGAGCTCGGCGCGGAGGCGGCGGTTCTCTGCCTCCACCTGACGCCGCTGCTCGATCACCTCATGGATGCGCTGCTTCGCCTTGGAGTCCCGCTCCTCCTTCGTCTCTTCCGCCTTGGGCTTTTCCTTGGGCTCTTCCTTGGCCCCAGCTTCCTTCTTCGGCTCGTCCTCGGCGTCATCTTCGGCTTTGGCGTCTTCGTCTGGCTTGACGTCATCATCGGACTTGACGTCATCGTCAGGTCCAGCTTTTTCGTCAACCTTGGCCTTCAGTTTATCGGGCGGGATAGGTCTAACGGAAACGAACTTGCCATCCTTGCTGCGCCCACGCGAACCGTCGGTGCTCTCCGTTTCCGGTTCGTCATCCCCGGCGCGCCCCACATTGGCATTAAGGACGTCCGCTATGGCCTCCTGCGTCTCCGCATTGGACGTGGCGGTAAAGCCGTCGTCACCCTCAACCGTAACCATCGACCCACCCGCATCCTGCGTCACACCACCACCTCCTTAAACACCATATCGTCCTCGGGTTCCTTCCTAAGTACGTCAAGAATCCGTTCCGCCGCATACCCGTCCCCGTACAGGGTGGAGCAGGGAACCTCATCGTCCGACATCTGAGCCTTAATCGCGGCGGTGATGTCTCGGTGATTCGCCGGCACATCGACCACGTTCGGCCCACGTTCCCGTCCATTTTGTCGGGTTCCGATATTAACCACGGGGACACCAAGATACGAGCATTCGCGTATGCCGACGCTGGAGTTGCCGACGAGGCAGCGAGAGCCCAACAGGAACGTGAGGAAGTCCACCGGGGCCATATTCTTGAAGAACCGTATATTCTTCGTCCCCTCACGTTCACGCCAGTGACGGATAGCGTTGGATGTTCCGTCCGTTCCCGCGTCCACATTGGGCCATATCCATGCTACATGGACACCCCCCATGGCGTGGACAGCCCCAAGCGTCTCGGTCGTATCCCGTCCCGCCCGACCATACTCCGTCGTAACGGGGTGCTGGAGCACGACGATGTAGTCGTCGAACTGAAAGTCGATGTCCGCGCCGACCCCGCCGTAGCGCTCTATGGGGTCGAACGAACGGTCCCCGGCGTTGAGCCTTACCCATCGCGCAAGATCGATAGAGGGGCAGCCGACCTTGTGGACGCCATCATGGCGCATCTTCCACACCCGATCGTAGGCGCGATCTGTTGCTACAAGGTGGGTGTCGGCAAGTTGCGTGATGGCGTTGCGAACCTTGTCGTCGATGGATCCGGTGACCTCTCCGCCCTGAAGATGGATCAGCGGAATGTTCATGTATGCCGCAGCCGTGGCGGTGGCGAGTGTCTCGTACCTATCGGCAATGGTGATGACCGCGTCGGGGTGAAGATCCTCAAGGACGGACGCGAGACGGATCATGCCGAGCCCCGTGGTCGTGACCATCTCCGCGGGCGTACCACCCTCCACCACCATCGGCACGGAGCGGACGACATGGAGCCCATCTCCTTCAATGAAGGGGCGGATGTCACCGTAGCGGTCCAGTAGCGCGGACCCGGCAACGATGACGAGCGGCAGGAAGTCCGGATCGTCCCGCATCGCGAGCAGGACGGAGCGGATACGAGCGTAGCTCGCCCTTGCGGTGATTACGACCGCTATTCGCCTCATTACGCGAAGTCCGTCCACTCCACGGGCGCCCCCTTGCCCTTGCGATAACCCACCGCTCTCCCCAAAACCGTCGGTAGCCTGTCGGGGGCGAGGCCGCGTCCCGCCTTGCGCGTTGTTACGTCGCCCGGACCCAACACCTCGCCCGCGGGAACGTCCCGCGCATACACTAACGACTGACGGAAGATTTCACGCTCACGTGACAACTTCTCCGCCACGGCGCCCTTGGAGTGGGTCTCCGCCGCCTCAACCCACGACACGGCATCGACGAGCGTTGCAATCTCGTCCACCGTCAACGACGAATCAGCATCGGGCCCACACGGGGGTTCCGTCCGGATGTGAACCTCCAGCGCGTCAGCACCAAGCGTCACTGCGGCGATACCGGCAGCGATCTCGCCGGAGTGATCGGAGAAACCAACCTTGGTCCGATACCGATGCTTCAGCCGAGCGATATGCCCAAGTCCCGCATACTTCGGCGGGCACGGGTACATGCTCGTACACTGCATGATGGTCGTGTCGTTCAGACCAACGGCACTGACGGCGCGGTCGATCTCTTCTATCGTACTCATTCCGGTAGACAGGAACACGGGCAGCTCCGTGTCGCGGATACGCTCAAGCAGGGGGATATTCGTCACTTCCCCCGATGCGACCTTGAACGCATCGACCGCAACCCGCTCCATCATGTCCACGGCAACGACAGAGAACGGCGACACGATGAAATCGAGTCCCAATTCGTCGGCTTCGTCACGCAACTGCCGCCACTGGTCCTCCGTGAACTCCATCCGCTTCCAGTACGCATACCGCGACTCGTCCTGCCGCACCCGACCGGGATCAACGCGCCATGGCTCATCGGGACCGCTCTCCGCGTCAGCGATATGGCACTGGAACTTGACGGCATCCGCGCCCGTGTCAGCCACGGCCCCCATCAGGGCCGCCGCCATAGCGAGAGACCCCTCGTGGGCACACCCGATCTCTACGATGATGTACGTCCTACGCTTCTCCCCCATCCCCATCCCCCTGTGGTGCTGGCGCAAGGTCCGCCTTGAGCCTCTCCATGCCAATCTCGTGAACCTGCTCGTCGTCCTGCATGTTCACCTCGTGATCGCGATCCTTGTCCTTCTCGAACGCCTCACGCAACCACTCCAACTGCTTCAACGCCTGATCCATCTGCTTGCTCTGCGCCGATCCGGCCGCCTGCAACTGGGCGATAGCGAGGTCGGTCCGAGCCTTCGTCTCCGCGTTCTGGATCGACGCCTGCTGCTGCGCCTGCTTGGTGGCAATCTCCTGCTGCAACTTCTGTAGCGCCTGCTTGAGCTGATCGTTCTCCTGCTTACCCTGCCGGAGCATATTGTACATCTGTGCTGGCGAAGGCATCTCGCCCTCGTTCTCTTGCAGGAATGGATACTGCTGATCCCGCATCTTCGTGAGCACTTCGGCAACCTCCTGGGCTCCCGGGAAGTCGCGGAAATTGAAGTATGTCGGACCGATCAGGGGGACGAGTTCGGGACTGTTCGAAAGGATCTGACCGATCTCCTCGGACCCCTGCTCGAGCCTGCTCTGGTACGACCGGCCCACCTTGACAGACACGCCGTACACACCCTTACGGATGTCGAACATCTTGCCGTCTTTGGCAACCTGATTCAACGTAATCGACCGACCCTTATCCTCGTTGTCCAGGATCTCCACGATTCGGCCGGGACGCTCATAGACGGTCCGCATCAGATCCAACACAACCTTGGCCTCATAGACCATGCTGATCTCGGCAAGGTTGTTGAGGAAGTGTGAGTTGCCAAGGTCAGACATGCCCTGTAGCGACTGGATCGCCTTTCCGCTACGCTCACGTTCCGTCTGCATCCTGCCCAATGCCGGGTCGAACATTGCGGTTGAACTCTGAATGAAGTTGTCCGCCTGCTGGACGAGCATCATGTTCGGACCCATCCGTGAGGCATCGACCTGCACACGCGCTGGCGGCGGAATGGGCTGCTCCCCCTCGTTCGTCGCCCTGTACGGCAGATACGGGAAGTTGCGCGTGTTGGACTGCGCCCAGAAGGCTTCATAGCCTTCGATCTGGCGCGAGTCCATCAGCCAGGGGGCGCGAGGTTCGAGTGCAGCCATCTCGACAAGCCCTGATGCGGAGTAGTTGAACAGACGCTGCGCATCCTTCGCGGGACCGATGACGCCGGTCCAGCGACGCTCATTGTCGAATGGCTGAAGCTCACGCCCAATGACGGGGACGAGCGGAATGTACTTTCCGTTCCACCTCTCGCTATCGAGCGGCTCATCCTCTACGCCCGTAAGTGCGTGCCACTCGATAACGGGACGCTGTCGCTCCCGGTGAGTGACGATCTCGTAGCCGCCGCCCGTGAGCGCCTCACGTATCTTCTTGATCTCGTCAGGGCGCGCAACGACGGGTGGGGTGGGCTCGTCCGGATTCTCTAGGCTGCGGATGAGAAACACCGTGTCCTTCTCGTACACCTTCCGGAAGTATTCCGCCACGAGGATGTGTCGTTCCTCGCCCTCGTCGTTCTTGACCCAATCGGGCATGTCCGACTCCGTGGGGGCCCAGTCGGACGGATTGTCATGCGTAACGGAGATGCTCGCCTTCGGATACAACCGCTGGAAGTCGCTATAGGGTATCCAGCCAGTGATGAACGCAAAGTTCCCGTCGGAGTAGTCCGGCTCCTGCGCGGACGGATCAAAGTACACCTGATTCTGATACAGGATGCGAGAGATGGTGATTTTCTGATCGAACGGGTGTCCCCCCTCATCATCGAATTCGTAGCCGATACGGTACACGCCACGACCAGCCTTGACGGCTCGCTCGAACGCCCATGAGCGGGCGATGTGGGCGCGACTGTCCCGCTGGATCTTCCGGTACAGGCCCTGAAGCACCTCCGCCGTGTCCTTGTCCGAATCCTCCGACAGGGGGTGAACGTTGACACCAAGGTGCGCCTGTCGCTCCTGATTCAGTACGATCTGAATGGGCTGGTCCAGTTTCGGGATAGCCAACATGGGGCGGGGCGGCAACGGATGGGGCACCCCAGAGACGAAGCCCCCAGTGCGCTGCTGCCTGGATGCGTCATCCCACTGGAATTCCGGCACCTGAAAGCGCAGATCATCCGTTTCCCGCTGCTTCTGCTTGGCCTCAGCGTCACGGCTCAACTTGAACCTAGCCTTAGCCTCCTCAACGATGCTGTCGTAGCCCCGTTCCGTGTGCGCCATTAGCTCCAACCCCAATCTGTGGGCATCTGAATATTGCCAAGGGCGCTAAAGCCCGTGGTGCGTGCAACCTTCGCTGCGAACGTGAGGGCGAGAGCATCGCCATCGTCGGGGGAGTCCACGCCACGACGGGCCATGTCCTCTTTCGACTCCAGCCACACCCGTTGCTTCCCGTCAGGCCGAATCATTGGACCCACAAGGTCCGCTTCGAGTTCCGGGTCCGAATCAATACAACCACTGAGTAGCCATTCTTTCATCTCTCCCCATATAAAGTCGCGCATGTAGCGGAACTTTATGGAAGGCGAATGAGCACCGAAGTTGACCTCCTGGACGTTACGATGCCCCAACTCCCGAAGCCTCGCTGCAACAGGACCGGCGATTCCGGCGGAATCGAGGAAGAGCATGGCGACCTTTTGTCCGTCGTAGTCTTGGGAGAGTACGTCTCCGAGTCTGTTGACGAGCACGTGGGGCTCTCGGGTGAACTCTCCCTTGATTCTGATGGGCTTGATGGATGCGGCATCGAGTCCGCGCCGGAACCGAATGACGTTGTCGTCCTTCCCGCCCCAAGCCATGTCGCATCCAGCAACGAGTGGTTCGTCCGACAGGACGGACACGGAACGCTTCTGTGCGTCAAGGACACGCTTGGAGTCGATGAACTGTGCGTCGGAAGCCGACGGAGGCAGTCCGAGCACGCGCACCCGTACAAAGTCGGAATCAATACCGTAGTCATCTATCCACTCCTGTAGCTGTACCTTGTTCGTAAACCGGCAATCGCGGGAGTCGATAGCGAGAGACTCCCACCGCTTCTTGAGCCCGCCGAAACAGGCACGATAGAAGTACCCCGTGCTCTGCGTCGGGTTGCCGAACATGAAGATCATGGGCTCGCCGTCGGTCAAGCCACCCTCGGCAACCTCGAAAATCTTGTCCGGAATTGCGGACGCTTCGTCTACAACGTAGAACGACGTCGCCCCCGCCGCATGCTGTCCAGCGAACGCCTCGGAGTTCTCCTCCTTACACGACTGCGGCGCACAGAACCATGAGTCCTTGAAGTCGCGGTGGTACATCTTCTGATCGCCCACGACGAACCAATCCCGCGTGATGCACAGCGATGTCCAATGCTTGATCGCCGCCCATGTCTTCGTCTCTAACTGCTTGAACGTATTCGCCGTAACCGTCCCCTGCGACCCCGGACGGGTGGACATGATCCAATCAACGAGCCATGCCGCCATGACGGACTTGCCGATCCCGTGGCCTGACGAGATGGCGCGACGAATGGGACGCACCGCGTCGACTCCGTTGAACTTGGCCTCCTTGACGGCATCGCCCACGGAGCGAAGGAACTCGCGCTGCCACGTGTCCGGCCCCTTGTGCTCCGCCAGTGGCGTACCCGTCTTACCCCACGGGTATGCGGCAAAAACGAAGCCCTCGGGATCATCGTAGAAATCGGCAACGAACGCGGCTAGTTCGGCGTCTACGTCAGGGACGACAGAGGCGACGGCGGTGCTCATTTAGGGATGCGACCATAGCATTCGGACAATTCCAAGTTGAGACGTCGCACCTTGCGTTCGTACTCGTCAAGCACGAGCGCAATATCCCAACGCATTCGTATCGTGCTGCGTGACCCCCTAAATCCCAAAACGATCCCCTCGGCCCGATCAAGAGCCTTTTGCGTTACCGTATCCTCGTCTCGCGACACACCGTCTCCGTCCGGATAAAGTTCTCTCACCGTTACCATCACTCCCCCTTCCAATGCACCTGTTTCGATTCAAACAGTATGAACGAATCCCCGGCCCCCTCCGACGCGTTCTCGTAAACGATTCCATCGTAGCCCTTTTCCATCAAAAGGCCCCGCATGCCGGCGGCGGGGTTCTTCCCGCCCAAGACCCCCTGCGCCTCACGCCCCGTAATCTCAACACCCGCCCTGCGCGTCGCATCAATCACGCGCTCGGGGGACCACACCCCAAGGTCTGGAAGGCGCAAGGGGGTCTTTAGGTCCACCTCCACCGGAAAGGCATCACCAACGACGCTAGCCTGCTCCCTGGTGCCGACGTGAATACCAAGTTCATTTGTATCTGGCACATCAAATTTATCGAAAGATGGCACGCTTCTGCCGGCAGCAGTTGATCCGCGAGCCTCCGTTGTCAGTTTTCGCGCAGCCGCCACCTCGGCGTCCGTGACGCCAAACTGAGATGCCTGACCACTCCCCTTCCACCTCTCGAATATGGAGGCTACGTCCATTGGATCACGAATACTATGTCTTTCGGCCAATTGGGCCAACTCTAAACGAGCCGAATCCGATCCGGGTTGACGCTCGCCGGGAACATACCTTGTCGCCGTGGTTCCGTGATAGGCGTCCATTCCCATCACGGAAGGCCCGCCACGCTTCGCTCCCGCCGCACCACCAGCAATGGCAAGGAGCGTCATGGGATTGATGCCGTACTGATCCACGTTAGACGCCACGTCCAGCGCATCCACGCCGTATCCGGCGAGCGTCCTGAGCGATTGCATACCCATCCGCCCCAGGGTGGCACCCTGCGGGGCGGTGCCGCCGGACAAGGCAAGGCTGATGAGCGTCGCGGGGTCCGTCATGTTCGCCACACCCTCAAGCCCGCCAGCAACAGCACCGCCCACAGCGTTGCGGGCGTTCTGTAGGAATGGCACGCCATACTCCCTCGGTGGAGACGTCAATGCATCCTGCCAATAATCCCCGACAGCCTCAGGGTTGGCCAATGGCTGTGTGAATCGGTGAAAGAATTGACGGAGGTCCATTACTCGCTATTGCGCTCCATGGCACGCTTGCGTCCTTCCGCGAGAGCCTCCGTAGCCTTGGCGAACGCCTCCGCGCCAGCCTTCTTGTGCTGCTCGAACAGGTTCTTGTGCTTCATCAGGTATTCGAGCGCCTTCATTTTGTCCCACGTCTTGATCTTGAGGATGTCCTCCTGCTTTCCGTCCCCACTGATCCTGTTGCTCTTCAGCACTTCCACCGTCTGCAACGTCCGGGCGGCATGGTCCGGCCAATGGGCGGGATCTTTGAGGTTGTTGTTCTCGTCGAAGAAGTCGCGCAAGTCGGAATGGGCGATCTCGGCAACGGAGCGGAGGATACGGTCGGGGTCAATCATGTCCGCCAAGCGCTCCCGCGCTTTTGCCTTCACCTGTGGCGCGGCACCGCCGTGGGAGCGGCACACGAAGCCACCCTTGAGGGCGGGACGCCCGCACGGTGCGCCCGTCCGAGACGAATGGGCGCGGCATGGAACCTTGTAGGGCATACGTCCTCCTAGCCTCTCAATCTCCGCTCGGCGTCGAGCCAGTCCGATTCCTCGTCGAGATTGCACGCTTCGGCGGGCGGGACGACGATACCCCGGCAGTCGTCGCCATAGATGTTCTTGTTTCTCCTGAAACTTTCCACCGAGAACGCATACACCCCACCGTCACGGCTGTACGCCGGCGTAAGGTACTGCCGGCAAACGGGCGGGTCGGTGGAATCCCATGGCGCGATCTTGTCGTCGACCATGGCCCATGCGAACCCGGGGTTGTAATGGTCCGGAATCTTCTCCACCGTCATAACGCAATCGGCGTTGGTACGCTGGAGCATCCCCACCGCTTCATTGATCCGCACGGGGTTGCGGAACGGGGACGTGGGCTGTAGCAGCACCATAATCTTCGGAATGGTCACGTGCTCCCATTCGAGTTTGTCCAGTGCGTGGGTGATGACCTGCTGCATGGGCGTGTGGTCGTCCGCTAGCCGCGCTGGCCGCATGAGGATTCCCATGCCGCACTGCCGACCAAGACGAGCGATGGCGTCGCTTTCGGTGGAGACGAAGATTTCGTCGAGGCATTCGGAGGCGAGGGCGGCGCTGGCGGCCCAGGCGATGAGCGATCTCCCGCCAAGCAGGCGAGTGTTTTTCGCAACAATGCCCCGAGATCCGGCTCTTGCGGGAATGAGTCCAACGATCATCTCCCCTTCGCGTGCCATAGCGTGCGGAGCACGTCATCCGCACCCTGTGGCGAAAAGCCCCGTACGTCGCGGGGGCGACACACGTACCCGATATGGCGCCGGTCTGCCGCATAATCCTTCCGAACGATACGGAATCCCGCAAGGCGTAGCGCGTTCGTCATCGTGTAGTCGGTCAGGTAGTACGGATGATCGATCTTGATCGCCTTTTCCACGCTGTTGCAGACAAGCACCTGTTTCTCGAAGTCCACCATGTCCACAAAAAATACGCCGTTTTCTGCAACGAGGTGCCGGATCTTCCGAAGTCCACCCATTAGGTCGGTGAGGTGATCCACCGTCTGACACATGAGAATCAGACTGAACCCGCCATCCGCTTCGTACTCCTCAAGCGAGCTCTGGATCGCATCCACGCCGGCGGGCAGATCATTGCACTCATTGGAAGGCTCAAGTACAAATGGTGCGAGCCCGAACGAGGAGCCAACGACGGACGCCACAACACCCGTGGACCCACCGATGTCGAGTAGCGTCTTGGCGTCATTGACGGGGAACGCCCGCAATAGCCGCACAAGCCGCTCCGCGTACGCCGCCTGTCCCGCCCTCATCGACTGGAGGCTGAATTCCCTGCCGACGTACGATCCGATCAGGTCGCGATACACGTCCCGATAGAATTCGTTGTACGCCTCGGTCGTCATGCGAGGATTCAGAAAGATGAGTCCGCACGACGTACAACAATGCGTCTCCACGGGGAACCCGTAGCGGTCACGATGGCCAATGACGGCGAACACGTCATTGCGGCAGAGTTCGCACGACTCCACCGCAACCTTGGGCTGCTTGGCGTAGTCCCACTTGGGGCGCGCCATCGCTTTTGGCGCGGGAGCGAGAAGAGTGATTATGGGGACACCGGAACGGAACCGTAGGCATCGACGTATGCCGTGCAGGTTTCGCCCGCGGCCGACACCATAGCGATCCCCTTCCAGCCTTGCCCGCCGAAAGCGAGATCGAACACCTCGGTCCGAGTAGAATTCGCAGCGATACGTGACCCGTTCGTCGTCGTTGCTGCGATAGCGGCACCGTCGGCATTGACGAGGAGGTAGTAGCACGGGTCGCCCGCAGCGGCATTGGCGTTGTGGATCACTACCGTGTTGGCCAAGAAGTCCTCGTCGGTGGTGGCGCCGTCCCCGTCAAGGTCTGTGTGGTGCTCGAACGCAACGTACTGTGTCGACGTGGTGACGGAAAGCCCGGTGCTACCGCTGGTGTACTTCCTGTTATATGCGAGTCCCGCCGTGACCCACACCAAGAGAACGTAGCTCACCACCATACCGGCGGCGAGCAGTTTACGATTACTCATCTAACTGCCTCCAATGCCCCTCTTTCCATCAGGGCAAGTATCCTGCTCACCTTCCGGTCGATCTCCGCCAGCGTACCCTCTAGGCGTTCGATCCGGCGCTCATGCTCCTTCAATAGCTGCCGCTGCTGTGCGTGCGCTTCGGCGGCACCCGTGTGCGCCCACGCGTCCGCATGTCGATCCGTCTTGACTTCAACGCGACCGATTCGCTCTTCGAGTCTCTTTGTTTGCTCGGCGGCCACAGCGGACGTAATCCATGGCGCAGCATTCCAAACGCCGAAGACGATGACGAGGGCCCCAAGGACTCCGGCGAGCGTGAGCGTCTGCTTGCCTCCGTTAAGCACTCACGAACCCTCTTCCCCCCACTCGTGCGCTGCCCGGTGGTTCGTGTTTGGGGGGCGCCCACTTCTGCCCGGGACACGTCGAGGGGCGAGACGCTTACGCTCACCGTCGTGGACCGCAGAGCATGACCAGCCGTTTCCGTCCGACTGCCCCGCATTCGCACCACCCTCCTTCCACACATCAACGCGAAACCCCGCAGCATTGGCCCTGGCGAGGTTTCCCGGACCGATTACGTCCCCGCATCCATCCAACCGATAGTTCGGTGGGAAGCACCGGAACGGCCAGCCGTCATTCGCCGCCATGTAGGCGGGCTGGGCGACATCCACGAGCGCGCACAATGCCGCGAGATCGATCTCGACCTGACCCCGTGTCTGCGCTGATGCCACCAGGGGGAGCAGGGTGAGTATCGCTGCAACCCTTTTCATGCCGGACCGTCCCCTAGCGTCACGCCGTTGTTGTTCGTCAGCGTGTAGCTCGTCACCCCACCATCGCACGTCACCACATCGTCGTCGAAGTCGCAGCAAATCTCAGGGGCTGCGAGTCCCTCGGTGGTAATGTCGGAGCAGAACGACACCCCCTCAAGCGTCGTCATGTTCGCGTCGCTCATCCCCGTCGTGGGCCAGATCGCAAAGATGCTGATCTTCCCGTCGAGCGGAAGCCCGCCAGACTTCCACGAACCAACGTTAAGCACGTCGTTGGAGTCAACGTCCGCTTGGTCGAAGGCCGTCGGTGATCCACTCGGGGAGCCCCCAAAGTAGGCCTCCACCGTGTCGGCCCCCTCCAGCACCACGGTCCCCACCGTCTTCCAACTATCGGCACTCCACGCGACAACATCAACCTGCCGAGTAACCGCCCCGTGACAACAAGCGTAACTTTGCGTGTTGTACAGCGCCCACCCCGCATCGGCATGGGCCTCCCCACCCATCGACCCGATACCGTGTACCGTATCGGAGATCATGTAGACCCGCGCCCACACGGTGAAGTCCGCGCCCGTCGTCATCTCCAGGGCGGGCTTGTTCGTAAGGCTGAGATACATGCTGCTCGTTGCGACAAACACCGCAGCCTTGTCTACCGCAGTGCTCGAGCACCCGGTCTTGTACGCCCCCGGAACGGTATCGCCGCACAAATCATACTGTGGCGCAAGTACTACTTGGAGGGTTGTGGCGACGGTGAGAGACAAAACGAATGCGCGAATCATGACGCTCCCCGGGTCGCGGTCCAGCCAAAGAATCGCAGCCCGACATACCAGTACGCGGCACGCCACAGCGGCATCCCCTCACGTCTCGCAATCTTGTACAATTCCGCGTCGGCCTCGCGTCGGAATGACTGCGGCAAAAACCCCTCGCGAATCAATTGATACAGGGCGTCATGAACGAGGCTCGCCTGAAGCGCATCCACCGTGTCCACCGTCGGACCGCTCGGACCGTCCCAGCAATAGCCCTTGGAAATGAGGAGAACTCCCCCGCCATAGGCGATATGGTCCGTCTGTGGGCCCACAAACTTCAGCGGCAGCCTCATCACGTGCCAGTAGTCGGACGTGAGCTGAAACTTGTAACGCGGGTGCGTTATCCGCTCGAACGACAGTGCTGTCACTTGGGCCCATTGCGTGGGTCGCGGACCACTGGACCCTGACCATTCTTCCATAGCCCCGCGGCGCGACCCTTGGTGATGATCTGCGCCAACTTCACGATGAAACCCCATAGTCCAAACGTCATTGTCCACCCTTCCTGAAATTCAATCCGGCGATGACGACGTGCGCCGCAACGTTAGCCAACGTCAACCCTGTCGCCCATCCGTCCCGTCCGCTCAAACGCAACTTGCGTGCGGCAAAACAACCGGCGGGGATGGATATAGCCTTAATGGCGATACGGGCCTCCGTATTGAACCCGAGCGGATTCGACTCCCGTGCGTCGGGATTCCGCGCGAGAGCATACGCCGTCGAATACAAGTCTAACCCACCAGCGGCTACAAGAAGATCGCAGTCCGTCCGCGACCGATCCAGGGCCTCGATCTTTTTCTCCACAGTCTCGAGCCGACCCACATAGTCTGCGATGTATTGGTCGGTCTGCGCCGGAGAAAACATCGTAACGGCAGCGAGAAATGGGGCGATCAAGATGCCGGCTTGCCCCTTGCGGCAAGGAAGTAGTGCTCGGTAGTGCACCAACCCTCGCCCGTACTCACGCACACGTCCCAATGTTCCCGGCGCTTCCCCCGCCACAATCCCACCTCGTCGTGACTCACGTCACGGTCGTCCGCTCTCGTTGCCACGCACCACCCCATCCCGCGCAATCCCTCTGCGACCTCAGCGACGTAAGCGGGCACATCATCCTCTCGAATACGTCTACGGTCAAGCGATTCCACCACCTGCTGCACGGGCGCACCGAACTCGGCGGGCTCGGGGCTCACCTGAACGTCACAACTCCGATGCTCGCAGATGTACTTCCACTCCCACTCAACGAGACAAGACGGGAGCGGCGTGGGTTGCGGAGTAGGTACAACCGTCGGTTGCGGTGTAGGTGTGGGTGAGGGGGTGGGCGGGGCTGGAGTCGGCGTCGGCGTCGGTTGCGGTGTAGGGGTGGCCGTGGGGACAGGCGTAGGGCTTGGCGTAGGCGTTGGTGGCGGGGGTATACATACGAATCTCTCCTCATCTGAATCGTACTCGTAGGTGTGACCCGGCAGGGCGATGCACGCAACATGGTCGATGTCGATGCCGCCACAGCTAGCGAGCATCAACGTCAATGCGCCAAAGAGCAGCACCCATAACGCGACACGACGCCAATGGTAGGGGGTCAGACTCTTCACGGTTTCTTGGGGTGATCCGACAGGTATCTGCCGAACCCTACAGCGCGAACCAAGAGAAGTGCTCGCATCGGATTGTCGTGCGTCATTGCGACCTTAACCCCCTGCTTCAGTATTCCGAGCTGCGATGCGAACCCGACGACCGCGCCGGCATCGATAACGATGGGGCCGCCCGAATAACCCCAATATGTTGCTCCGTCGATGATGAACGTTCCGTCGGGTCCACGACCACGATAGTAGCCATGGTACGGAATCGACCGGACGTCATCAAACTCGCCGTAATCCTCGAAGGCCACCCACCACAACCGCTCGCCCAGCATCGGCTCTCTGTTGGCGAACGGGATGGATGCGGGTAAGAATTCTCCCCCCACTGATGCCGATGGCGACAGCACGGCAATATCGCGCTCACGGTCCACCCAAACAACTCTCGCCTCGCCCCGAGAGGCGTTGCTCAGCCACCAAACCTTATCCCGATCCCCCCGTAGAAGGTGGGCTGCGGTATAGAGCCTGTAGGCGGAGACAAACCCGTGCCCCCGGGTCGTACTGCCACCGTGATCCACAAACAACTGAACCACGTCGCGGAGACTGTCTGGCGGCTTCGGCGGTGCAACAACAAAGTTAGCACGAGGATGACACGCGACGACTGCGATAAGGGGAAGCGCCGCTATCGTGCCCTTACGCCACACCCTCTTGTCGCGCTTCCATCCGATCCTCCGCCATCACCTTTGCGGGCGGTGGTGCCATTTCATCCAATCCTCCGCCATCACCTTTGCGAGCCGTTGCGATGCGGTCAAAACACCGGGCCGTTGCTGCATTCTACACTTCACTATTCCACGAGCGTTAGCGTACCCGGCAATGTCCGTGTCGTCATCATTCTGTTTCGCGTCGGTGTCGTCACCTCGCGCGATCTTGTCCAGCTCCATCATGAGCGGCCAGTCCAGCGGCGAAAGCGGTTCTTTGAGCTTGTGCGCGAAACGCACGTTGATGAGTTTCACGGTGCGACTGAAGTGGTCGAACGGATGCCCGTATCTCTCCGCCCTGTCCTTGTTGGCTGCTGCGGCCTTTTCTAGTACGGTCATGTTTCTTTTTACCCTCCGGGGAAAATGCTCGCGGTGTTTTTGGACCGCTAGCGGAAATTGAAGTATGGTCATGCTTGATTTAGCAGTGGCGCGTCGTCATGGATACGTCGCGATGCCAGATCGACGTACTCGGGGTTAAGCTCAATCCCGACGAACGAGCGGCCGAGACGAAGCGCCACGACGCCGACCGTGCCGGCCCCGGTGAACGGGTCCAGCACGGTCGCGCCGAACGGTGCGCCCGCAAGGATGCACGGCTCGACGATGGCCGGAGGCATCACGGCGAAGTGCGCGCCCGGGAAGGGCTGCGTGGGGATGGTCCAGACGGTGCGGCGGTTGCGGGTGTCTCCGTTCAGCGCCACGACGCCCGGTTTCTCGTTTCCGCTCGGTTCGCGACCCATCGCCACGGCCCGCGCCGAATAACCAGCGTAGCCCGCCCGCCCGCCTGCATTCGTAGCGTCCTCCACAATCGCATCCGCGTCGTAGAAGTACCGCTTCGACTTGGTGAGCAGGAACAGGTATTCGTGCGCCTTGGTCGGCCGATCCGTCACGCTCTCCGGCATCGGGTTTGGCTTCGACCAGATGATGTCTGAGCGCAGCCACCAGCCGTCCGCCTGGAGCGCGAAAGCGACGCGCCACGGGATGCCGACGAGATCCTTGGGCTTGAGGCCGGTGCGGCGGCACATCTCCCCGGACCCTTCGGCTTCGTGCCCTGTGCGCGGCGCTGATTTTCTCTCATCTCCAGCCTCCCGGTGATACGCAGCCCAAGAACGGTCGTTCTTTGTGCCCCATCCGAACTGGCGGGCCATGTACCTGTCCCCGAGATTCAGCCACAGCGTCCCGTCATCCCGCAGCACGCGCCGCACCTCGCGGAACACCTCGACCATGCGCGCCACGTACTCCTCGGGCGTCTTTTCCATTCCGAGTTGCCCCTCGACGCCGTAGTCCCGCAGCCCCCAATACGGCGGACTCGTAACGCAGCACTGGACCGATTCGGCTGGCAGCGTCCCGAGTTGCTCCAGCGCGTCACCAGTCAAAATGCGCCACGTCATTTGTTCAACCATTCGGCGGGATCGCCACGTCTTTCGATGTAGTGGTCGTGGACCCACAATGACCACTCGTTCACCCCATCATTCAACGCCCAAGCGAACGCATGAACGGGACGCGGGATGTCGGAAGGAACAACTATACGCGGGTGAGGGTACTCGAAGAAACTCCCGTCCTTGTGCTGTTCGGGACGCTGCACACGGACGTGATAGCCGAACGGAAACGTGACGCTGGACGGAATACGCCGTGGGGTGCGCGGGGTCGACACGACCCACCGAAGCCAGGCGGCAGAGGCGTGTATCACCTCGTGGGTGAAGACGTAAAGGCGGCGGCGATACCGGAGGTTGTCCTCTATGGCAATATGACCGCGCCGGATGTCCCCATTGGGGGCGTGGAAGTAGCCCTCGTTCCTGTCGACGGGGCCGATTCGGACGGGGAACGATACCCCGAACGGAAAGTCCACCGACTCGGGGAGTTTTAGCGCCACGCGCTCCCGCCGTAATCGACCATGCCCACATCGGAAGTGACGCGGGATGCAACGGCATTCAGTAACTCCACGTCGGACGTGCAGCGTTCAGCCAACAAATCCCACATGGCCTGATCGTTGTTGAACAGCGCCTTGCGCCACACATCCGGACTCAGGTGCAGCTTGCTCTCCTCCAGATCCAGGAAGTCCGCCAGCGCAGACAACGAGTTGTTCCCAATCCGATAGTTCTTCCTCGCGATCTGGACGGGATCAATGAGCTTGATCTTGAGCCTCTCAATCCCATACTTCAACGCCGACGAATTCAGGTACGGGATGTCGAAGTTACGCCCATTGTGAGCATACGCGATATGGCAACCCTTCAGCACGGACAGGCACTGAGTAGTGATCCACGAGTCATCATCGCGGACGTCGGGCCACCCCGGAGCCTGACGCGCATCGAACTTGAACCACTTCACCTCACCGTCGCCATGGACCATAAAATGGGCCATGAGGATGACGCCCCAACCACGGTCGAGCGCGAACGTCTCAAGGTCGAACACAACCTGTCGCATCGGTGCAGCCGAATGTGTCGGCGCGGACTTGACCGGTATGGGCACGAATGCCGCATCAAAACCGGCCCCGGCGCGGATCTCGTTTTCCGCCGTGGCCTTGTCCGTGAGGGATCGACAGGTACGGCACCGGACGTCGTCGGGATGTTTCAGCCTTGGGGTGAACGATGCCCCGCACACCTCGCAGGGGCGGGTGTGGGCCCCTGCCGGCATGGCGTGACCGCCACCGATACCATCGCCAAAGAGTTGATGGCATGGCCAGCAACGCTCGAATGCGTCTAGCCTCTTGGATTCACGGGGCCGAAAGGA